AAAGATCGAATCTTGACCGAACTGGACTCCGCCGGTGCCCAGCTTGCATCGCTGGCCGCCGACTTGAAAGCCAGCCGCGCGGTGCTACAGGCGCGGCTGAAGAGGCCGCCGCCATTCATGCCGTTGGAAGAATACGATTGTCATTTTGCCAACGCCTTCACGTGCATCGAGAAAGCAAAAATGGCAATCCGGGCGCTACACCCCGTCTGCCATCAAGCCGACTTCCTCAAGAAGAAGACCGAAAAGATAGGACACCGCCGATGAACACAGCCCGGACCTGGAAATGCCCGCAATGCGGGCTCTCTCTGGAAATCCGCTACGACTGGCTGGCCGAGCACGGCGGGCAGGTCTGCGAACACTGCGATTGCGACATGGATCTTCAGCCCGCCGAGGCCGACAACGAGAAACTGGTGGCCAAGTTGGTGGACAGGGCGGACGCCGCGGGCCTGGAGCCGGAAGACTTGGACGAAATGGTCCACGAATTCGCGGCCAGCATCGCCGCCGACATAAACAACGGCGGATTGGATGACCAGATCCGATACCTGGTCGATGGGTTGGGTGCCCAAGACACCGAGAGGCAAATCGAAGACCTGATCGAAAGCCAACCAAGAGAAGGAGAGTAACGGTGGCAGACAACTACCTGCAATTCTCGGAAGTCGTTGCGAACCTTACCGCGCAAGAGGAGGCGTGGCTGAAGGACCAGCTTCAACCTGTCCGCGCCATTGGTGAGAAGGAATACCCCGAAGACGCCGTGCCGGCCGACCTGGTCGACGCAGATGCGGATTGGTCCGGCGTTCGTTTCTTACGTGACAAGCCGGACCACGATGCCCAATGGGATGCGCTGGGTTTTGAGTATGGCTTCCATGAAGATCACGATACGGGAGGTTGGGGCCGCCACTTGTGGTTGTACGCGGAAGACTGGGGAGACGCCAGCAACGTCGCTTGGCTGGTGCAGAAGTTTCTCAAGCAGTTCCGGCCCGACCAGTGTTGGTCGCTCACCTACTCCGCCACGTGCTCAAAACCCCGCGTGGGCGAGTTCGGTGGTGGGGCGGTATTCGTCACTGCCGACACGACTCAATGGCAGAACGCCCATGACTTCATCGAAGACCAGCGGGCAGCGTTCGGCCGGAAGGAGGAGCGAACATGAGCAGCTTTTACGAGATGAGCGTAGAGGTGTCGGGGTACGACCCGGCAAAGGTGGCCGAAATCCAAGCGGCGGCAGAACAGGAGTGGCCGTTTGATGACTGGTGGCGTACTGGCGACGAGAACGACAGCGCGGCAACGATGCACGCATCTGCGCAGAACTCACTGTGCGGAGGCGAAAGCGAAGAAGAGTTCACCGAGCGGCTGTCCCTGGCAATTTGGCGCGCCAACGGCGGGTATTGCCACGTTTCTGTTGACGCCACTTACCTGGAAAATCTCCCCTACGAAACGCACGAGCTGGACGAAGCAAATTACGCCCGCCTGATCCAGGACGATCGCAATTCAAGCACAGGGGACGCTCAAACGTGAAAACGACATTGACTTACGAGATTGAACAATACGAACTTCATGCAATGAAGTACCGAGTCGAAGCGACCAGTGAGGCCGAGGCTATTGCCAAGCTGTTTCAAGGTGAAGCAGAGCCAGTGTGCCAGAGCATGGATTACATCGAAGTCGCCGAAGACTTCGGCTTGCCCACCGATGAGTACCCAGAACTTGCTGAGGCTCTGCGAAAATTGGGCGTGTCGGTGGGCGACACAGTGATTCCGTCCATCCGTAGCATAGAAGAGGTCTGACGCGGCCTCTCAACAGCGCCCAACCGCAAGAGGATCAAATGGCAAAGATCAAAAAGACTAAGAAGACCACGTTGACCGTCGAGGTCGAATACAATCCGCGGAAAACCGACCCGGAAGGCTTGGCATGCGCGATGGACCGGCTCCTGGAGACCGTCCTTTCCACGCCCGGCATCATGGACGAATACGGGAACCCGGCCATCAGGGAATTCTTCGTCGCCAAGGAAACGGAAACCGAAGCGGCGCTGAAGGTGGCCGGACTGGCGTTGACGCTACCAGCCGATTCTGACCGAACGGTTGGTCGCAAGATTCAACTCCCCTGCTACGGGATCACCGTGACGTTGGCGAGAGAGAACGGGGTGGAAGAGCCGGGTAGCGGCTCCATCGTCAGTGACCTCCGCGAACACAAGACGGCCGCGAATCGACAGTACAACGCGGCTATCGACGGCCTTGAATCGCTGATTCTCGCCCATGCCTGCGCGGGAGTGGACGTGGAATCGCCGGCCTATGTTGAGGGTATTGAAACCGCCGTCGACGCCATCGCCAACCGCACGATTCCATGACGCACGACCAGCCAAACAGGAGCACACCATGAGCAGCACCTTTGACCCTGTTGTGATTCGTGTTTGGAAGGGCGACGATAGCGACGTGTTCGCGCTCTTCCCCGTCTTGCCGGCCGACAACTACGGCTACCTTTGTACCAGCTATCAACACGTCGGGCAGCACGCCGCGGCGGACTTCGGGCTGTGCATCCGCAACAGCCGGCCCGCCAGCGAAGCGGAAGCCGCCGATCTGCTAGCCGAGTTGCGAAGCATCGGCTACAACCCCCGACCGATCAAGCGAGTCGCCCCTACCATGCACCGCGCTTGCCGCGAACTGGCAAGAGCCTAAGCGTTGCGTAGCTCCCCGCCGGGCGGCCCGCCCTCACCGGGCCGCCCGGCTTCCCGAATCGTGAGGCAACCGGAGCAACAGGCCGGTGCAACGCTATGCCCAATCACCTGAAATTCTGTAGCTGCAAGACCTGCAAAGCCGGACGTCACCGGCCCGGTGCCAAGACCACAATCAAGCGCGCCAGCCGCCGCTTGCGCCATGGCGCAAAGGCCGCCCTTGCCAAGGGGAAAGAGCCGCCGGACAAGACCGGAGTAAGCTACACGGATTGAACCACCCCGGCCGCCCGCCATAAGGATTCTGGGAGGGTCCGAAACAGGGCCATAAGGATTTTCGACGCCTCACTCTTCCGCCAGCCGGTGGCCCGCCATCCGGCCGCTTCCGATTCCCACCGGCGCTGCCTAACCGTTTCACGCCTGCCTGTGGCCCGGCTGCAGTGCCTTCCGCCGGCCGGGGCGCATGATCGGGCGCATGATGGGGCGCATGATCGGCAAAGGGGACGCCGCCGCTGTCTTTTCGCCGATCGCGCGGGACCGATCGGGCCGGCCCAATCACTTTCGCGCGTTTACACGCTACAAGGCCGCCGCCCGGCCGCCCGATAGCTTCCCGGCCGCCAGCGCGCCCGCCGCCCGTCAAGCCACAATAGGCTGCGTGCCGCCGCGTAGGCCGATCGGGAGCCGGCCGCCAGCCGCTTTGACGGTCACCCCGCCGTCAATGGCCGCCTCGGCTCGGTCCACAGGCGGCTTGAAGGTCGAGCTGCCAGCCGGCCCCATCAAGCTGGCCCGGTCAAGCCGGCTTGACTACCGCGGCTTTCAGCAAGGCGGGAAGTTCAAAAGAAACTTGCGGGTCGCCGAGGATCGCGCCGGCCTTCGAGAAGGGTCGGCAACAAGATTGCGCCGACCGCGAGAAAGTGAAGCCGCGCCGGCGCGCTAGCACTTTCCGGCGCGCCATGAAACCGGATTTTGATTTTCTGTAGCCACTTCAGCCTACGGTTAGGGGCAACCTGGTGCGGCCGTTTCTGCGTCAGTTCGTGCATCGCAAAGGAGGGTTGTTTGTCGGCGCGCTTTGTCGAAAACCCCCGTGTTTTCCGGGGAAAATCGCGTGACTTCTTCGCCCGACATGGCAGAAGAGTTGATGTCGCAAACATCACTTTTCAACCCTTGGAGTGGCAACAATGAACGATGCAACGTTGGAATTCCTCCTTGACCCGATTGCTCCATGTGACAAGCCGGCAATGCGGGAATTGGTCCGCAACGGGGTACGCCCCCATAGCGGTTTGCTTTACCGTTTGCGGAATCTCCCCCGCTATGCGGAGTGTTTCGATTCGATTCTCCATGAGCTAAGCAAGCAAGTCAAACACAAGTTCCCTCCGAAGAATTGGAAACCCTCTTCCCGCAAGGCAAGCTAGCAAGCAACCCGGCCGAACGATTACGGGCAAGGGAAAAGACCCTTGCCCATTTTTTGCGCCCCGTGCAATCGCCCGAGCGCAAGCGCCGGCCCCTTCCCGCGGCGCGTACAAGCGCAGCCGGGTGGGCGGACCCGCGGCCCGTTGTCTGCCCGGGAGCAAGCGCCGGCCCCTTCCCGCGGCGCGTACAAGCGCAGCCGGGTGGGCGGACCCGCGGCCCGTTGTCTGCCCGGGAGCAAGCGCCGGCCCCTTCCCGCGGCGCGTACAAGCGCGGCCGGGTGAGCGGACCCGCGGCCCGCTGTTTGCCCCGGGGGCAAGCCCCGGCCGCTATATGCCACTCCCTGCCCGTTGAAAATGAACCGCTGTTGCCGTTTCAATAGCCGATTCCATCAAGTCGGGAATGTACCAATTCTCCAAGGGGTCCAAGGGGTTCGCGTAGACACACATGCTGATGGAATCGGCTACTTGCCACGTGCCGCGGGTGTCAAGGTATTCGGCAAGGCAGCAATAGCAACCCCATAGGTCAAGGTAGCGCTCGATTTCTGCCCGTTCCTTCGCGCTGTCCGGTTCCCCGTAAACGTCGAAATAGCCCTCTTGCTCCCCCTCCGCCCGCAATCGGACAAGCCCCGCGGATTCCAAGTTGTCCCACTCCCGGACAATCCGCGCAGTGCGCAGGGATTCCCGGGCGGAGTAACCCGCCTTGCGCGCTTGCGCATACTCACGTTGCAGTGTTAGCGTCATTGTTGTTTTCCTCATAAGTCGGCAATTGTTCGCAGTAGGTCGCGCCTAGAACTCCGTCGGCGCGCAGCGCTTCGCAGCGCTCTTGCGCTTCCGATTCTTCGCGGTACTCTTCCCTAACCTCTCCTGTATCGACGTAGGAAACCACCCACAGAATCCGATACCCCAGCGCGTCCAGCGCTTCGCCTATCTCTTCTTTAGTGGCATAGCCCCCGTTTCCATCGCGGTTTTCAACGGCGCTTTGGTTGTGGTCCCACAACCACGAAAAGACTTCCCCGGCCCACTCCTCCGGTGGCGCGTAGCAATCAGCGAAACCCTCATTGCGGAGATTCTCTAGCGTTGCCTCATATTCCCGCCGGGAGTGGTCTTCTTCGTCCAAGATGGGGTAATCCGCAAGCCGCGCCGCTAGCTCATGGTAGGCGCGAAATGCTTCGGTAATCTGGCCGTTGCGGTAGACGCGAATGGCGTAACCGTCAATCCACCCACAAGCCCAATGCCCGTGATGTTCCGCCCGGACATCGGGGTTGTCCCCTTCGGTAAACGGCGCTAGCGCCTTGTCGATCGCATCGGCGTTGCTTTGGTCCAATAAGTCGGAATCCCGGTTGTGAGTGTAGACAATCGCCCACTCCTCCGAATCTTCCGGCCTATCGTGCCAAGCAAAGCAGTCAAACTTCTGCCAATTGCCCCGCGCCTCCCTTGCTGCCGTTTCCAGGTCCATTTCCCCTAGTTGCATGGTAGTTGCTCCTAGTTGCAAACCCGGTCAAGCGCGCTGGTCAAGTCACCCCGTAAGGATTCCCACCCCGTTGTACCGATGCGATTGACGGGCCGGTCAAGGTAGAATCCGAAAAGGAATTCGCATTGCCTTGCCTCTTGGCGCGCTTCCCGCATTAGCGCGCGCCAATTGTTCCCGTCTTTACTCCAGACCGGGGTATGTATCCCGTAGGTATAGAGCGCTTCCACTAGAACCGTATCGCGGTATCCGTTTCCAGTTGCGGTCTGAAGCATTGCTTCCGTGATTCCGCAACAGTCTAGCGCCGCGCTGATCTTTCCTTGCGCCTCCTGAGGCGAAACGACAGACAGAGAAACGTTGTAGGTTTCCGGCGGCGCTTCCCGTTCCCCAACCGTTTCCCGCCAGTTGAGCAACTCAATTACAAGGTAGTAATCGAATTCCCCGTTATTCTGGCGGGTCGAAATCCACTTGCCCCCGTAGGTCAGAAAATCCCTATCCCCCGTCAACCATCGAAACCGAATCATGGTAGTTGCTCCCGGTTGCTAGTTCGCCTTCTCATTCCACCTAATGCCAACGTGGAAATAACACTCTTCCCCGCTATCCGAAACCTCTTCGGTTTCCTCTTCCGACCACCCCAGCGCTTCGGCAACCGTGGTTGTGTCGCAAGCGCCGTATTCTGCCCGGATGCGTTGCTCCGCCAGTTCGTCGAAATCGAACCCAGCAGATTGCGCCATCATTTCCAAGCAGTCTTCTAACGCCTCCTCTTCAGTGTCCCCAATGCCGTACGCGCAGAAACGAAACGGGGTAAACGCGGTTCCGTATCCGGGGAAGTAGGAGGGGGAATCAATCCCCAGGAATTGAATTTCAAAATCGGCCAGAATGGTTTTCTGTGTTGCCAGCATGGTGCTACCCCCTTACTCCACAAGCCGCGCGCCACGTATACCAGCAGAAACGGCCATTGCACCCGGCGCAGACCGCGCCCACTAACTCGCAAACGCGCTCCCGTTCCGCCTTGTCGGCAATGCTGGAAATTGCATCGGCAAGCGCCCGAAAATGTTTCTTACTCATGGTGCTAGCTCCCTGTTGCGTTGCTGAAGGAAACCCGACCCGCCTTGACGGTTGCTTGATTCACTTCGTTGCCTTCCGAGTCTTCCACCCCATAAACCCCGAATGGCAGACACGCTAAAACGGTTTCCAACCAATGCCCCTCTTCCACTTCTGCCACTCGCTTCCCGGTTGCCTTGCGAATGATGCTTAACATGGTTGACCCTCACTGTTGCAAGTATTCGCGTCTTTTGTGCGATGTCTGATCTATTTAATCATGCACTTCTTTCGTCGCATGTTCAAATGTCGTCAACCAAACTTGAGCGGAATCCGCGCAGAAAGCGCCGGAGAAGAGAGAATCTTGCGGGTTGCAAGAGTTATCGGGGCAAGGTGAGCAAGCGCCGAATTCGCGCCGGAGTTGCGCCGTATATATATTGTCTGCGCGGCCGATTCTCTGCCCTATGCTCGCGGGGCAACGTGCCGAAGTAGCTTGCGGGTGGGAACTAAGATCGTAAGTTGCTTGCGGGTAATATGTTACGTCACGAGGCCACGTAAATCTCACGCGCGGTTAGAAGCGCGCGGTTAGAAAATGCGCTTCAGCCTCCCCACCAGGTCGACCCCGCGGCCCGCGGCCGGGTGAGCGGACCCGCGGGCCGTTGCCTTGCCCTAGTTCGGTTTGCTTGAACCACCGTTCAAGCAAACGCAACCGTTGCGATTGTAGGGGTCGTAGCGATGTGGCCGGCCTTGCCCGCGGACACTTCCCCCAGTAAGGGTGGTGGAGGGTCAGTCTATTTGGGAAAACCGACACAATCGGAACGGCGAGCGCGCGGGCTTGCTCCTCTGACTGTGCTCGCACGCACAAAGGGAGGTCTGACGCGGCACTGTAAACAGACGGCCCGATTAGGGCCTGTCGAAAGCCGGCCGAAAACTCATGCCGGCTACTGGAGGGGACGAGCGCGGACGGACAACGTGTGTTTACACGCGGGACGAGGGCGAGGGAGGCGGTAAGAGCGATCGAAACATCGTGGCTGAAAGCGTCACCCGCCCAGGCAAATGAGTCACCAAACTAACCCATTGCTCGACAACGAGTTGCTGCCAGAAACCTGCGTTTTCTCCTCGTTTGGTGTCCCTTTTTCCCCAATCGTTGTTAAGAAACATAGATCAGAAGTAGTAACACATATACATAGAGTGGTAATGGGAAAAAAGGCTCACCATGAGTCACCAGTCACCATGACCCGCAGGCCACTGGCGTCACAACCGCTTGCCCGCGAGAGGCTTATTGCAGTATTGCGGCGTCCACGGGCGGGTGACTGATGGTGACGCATCACTCACCCGTCCTCCAAGAACAAAGGAGGGGTGGTGAGGCCGGCCGTTACCGGTCGCCTGCGGGTGCGGGGATTGCGTCGTCGTACTCTTTCGGCGGCAGCATGCCGTGGCGATCCGTCACGGCGGGCAGCTTGCCGTCATAGTCGGCCGGCAGGCGGGCGTAGAACGATTCCAGTTCGTGGTAGTCGCCGAAGCCGGCGTTCGAGGCGAGAAAAGCCAAAGCCGCCGGGTTCCGCAAGCCGAGCGCAACGTATTGTTCGCCCGTGGCGAACTGGATCAAGATTCGGGAGAGTCCCTTCCGCGCCCAGATCTCCTGAATCACCAGTCCGAGCTGCTTCAAGTTTTCCAGCGACGCCTGCGGATCGCCGTCTTCGGGTTGAAGCGATTTTGAGGGATGAAGCGGTTGATAGGAAGGTTCGTCGGAACGGAAAAGCGTCAGCATCGGCGTGACCACATTTGCGTCCATTTGACTTTCCCTTGGAGGTGGTGTAAGCTTGCGCTACAGGCCAGAAATAAAGCGGGGTTGATTATGAATATCCATACGACAAAAGTCAAGTATGTCTCTTACCACTATCGGCAGACCGACCGCTCGGCTGTGGCGGAGTTCGTCAAGTTCAACAACGGCGCGTTGATCGCCGAATTCGTGGAAGGAAAGCGGCAGTGGCCCCGATTGGTGGAAGCCCTTGAGCAGTGCCGCCGCGACGAGGCGGTCCTGGTCATCGCGAAACTCGGCCGCCTTGGGCGAAACGCCAGGTTTCTCGCGATCTTGCTTGAGAGTCGCGTGGACTTCGCGTGTCTCGATAACGAGCAGTGCAACAAGTTCACGGTCCACATCCTGGTCGCCTCGGCCGAGGAGGAGTCGCGGCGGATCAGCGAGCGGACGAAGCGGACCCTGGCCGAGGCCGTCAAGAGGAAGGGAATCAAGCTGGGGTCGGCACGGCCTGGCCATTGGGAAGGTCGGGAGCACTTGCGGGGGACGAAGAAAGCGATCGCCCAGTCGGCAAAGTTGCGGCGGCAGCGCACCGAAGAGACTTACCGCTTCATCATGCCGACCTTGAAGGAAATGCGGGAAGCCGGCAAGACGATGGACGAGATCGCCGAATGGTTGAACAACAATGGGCATACGACTACGGCTGGCCATCCATTCAATCAGGTGTCGGTGTGGCGGTTGCTGAAACGCTACCTCGGTGACGGTTTTCTGGGCAAAGTCAAGGATCGCGGCGGCAAGCCGCAAATCATCCCGTGCATGGAGAAGACGGCGTGACGGCTGCAAAACAAAGGGCGAAGCCCCGCGACAGCGGCGAGCAGCCGACGGCCGTCGAATATCCGCTGGCCAACGGGTATCCGTTCCGTGCCGGCCCGTACATGCCGCCGAGCGTCAAGGTCGGTTCGACGGTCCACGACGAGTATTACGGGGATGTCACGGTGGAAGGCATGACTGAGGCGCCGATTCCCTGGCCGGGCTTCCACTGCAAGCGTGGCCGGCACAAGGGCCTCATGCCGATTCTGTTCGCCGGCCTGGTCCGCGCCGTGGCAGAAGAAGACGAGGTGGCCGTAGCACACTTCTGGGGCGTGACCCGATACATGGTCAACGAGTGGAAGCGCGCCCTGGCTGGCTGCGAAGAGTCCAACGCCGTGTTCACGGCCTTGGCGATCAAACGAGCCGATCCCGCCTTTCGCTGGAAGTACGGCTATCCGCAGGTCTGATTGCGGGTTCCGGCCTCTTGGTTTCATCCGGGCTCACCTCGTGTTCATCTTCAAGCGTTTCAAGTTGCCGCTCTAGTTCGACTAATTCCGCATCCTCGGTCTCCAATTGCGATTCGAGCCGCTTGACGGCCTCGGTCTTCCGCGCGACAAGCTGGCGCAGGTCGTCTATTTTTATGCCTGTTGCGATTGGGTGGGTCATAGAGGGTTCACCAGGCCGTTGCGTGTAAGCTTCATCGCCATCGAGCAGGCAAGTGACCAGGTTTCTGAGCGGCTGTCAGCAAGGGCGACGATGGTGTGCCCACAACTCTGGGCACTCAACCACCAGCTACCATCGTAGGCTTGCTGCGCGTCGTCCAGGGGCTTCCAGCCGAGGCATCGCAGCCGACACCGCATTTCCGCGATCAACATGATGCACCTGTGAGATCGATGTCGGCAACAAGGCCCACCTGTGGCAGACCGGGCCAGCTCATGACTGTGGACAGAGCGCGAACCCTATCGCGTAATTCGTCGAACTGTTGAGCAAGACGATCGCGTGCGGTCATGCAGGCCCCGAAAAAAGACAGGGGAGCGTCAAACCAGACTGCTCCCAACGCCCCGACCAAGGGGCAACGTGAAACAGTGCCGGCCGACGCTCCCCCTTTCGGGGAAGCGCGGTCAAGCACTGCCTTCACGTTCAAGGGCTCGGAAGCCCAGGTTGGTCGTTCGTTGGGAAGCAGTGACTCGACGCTTGCGCGTCAATTTCAAATTGTCGATTCAATCCTACCTCATCCCACCCCCCGGTGCAAACCCCGGCACAAGGGCCACAAGGGTTGCGGCGAGCATCGGTCCGGAAACGGAGAGCCGAGCAGCGACTGGATTGGCCCTCCGGTAGGAAAACGTTCACCGGGCCGCACAAGCCTCGCGCACCCAGCTCCGCATGACGATAGGTTGGGCCACCGCGCTGGTGTTCCTCGCTGGGTGCCCCCGCTTGGATCGTGAGGCGTGGGATGGCGCCCCGGAATGCCATCTCGACGTTCGTGGATGTCGCGCCTTGCTGAAAAGCCGTCCCCGCCACTCCGAAAATCTCGTTTGGCGATTTGACATTCAGCCATTTCGTGGTATGATAATACTAGAAGGACACACCACGATGACCGCACGCTTCATTCCGTACTACCGCGTCAGCACCAAGCGTCAGGGCAGGTCGGGCTTGGGTCTTGAGGCCCAACAAATGGATGTCTTGAAGCTGATTGCTGAGTCGGGTGGCAGCGAGATCGCCCACTACACCGAAATCGAGACAGGAACGACCCCCGATCGACCGGAGCTGGCGAAGGCCCTCGCCCATGCGAAGCTCTCCAACGCCACGCTGGTGGTCGCCAAACTGGATCGGCTTGCCCGCAACGTCGCCTTCACGGCAGCCTTGATGGAGTCGAAGGTGGACTTCGTATGCTGCGATTGCAAGGGGGCCAACACCCTGACGCTACACATCTTGGCTGCCGTGGCCCAAGAGGAGGCGCGACTTATCGGCGAGCGGACGAGAAAGGCCCTGGCCGCCGCCAGGGCCCGTGGCGTCAAGCTGGGCTCGGCCCGCGAGGGTGCGTGGCAGGGCCGCGAGCACCTGCGAGGGTTCAGGAAGGCGACGCAGCGGTCGGCCGCGAAACGTCGCGCCGAAACCGACAGGAAGTACGCCCACCTGGTCCCGACGATAAAGGAACTGCGGGCCGACGGACGCACGCTGGACGAGATCGCCCAGTGGCTCAACGAAAACGGCCACTTCACCCGCGATGGCAAGGCTTACACCAAACCGGCTGTATGGCGACTGTTCCAGCGTCACGCATCCGAGTGTTTGGGTAGGATCAATCGCTTTCGCACCCTGGAAGGTGCTTTGCCGGCACATTGACATGCACCCATTTCGATGCATGGCTACACTATAGCCAACGTTTACACAACTCTTGGAGACGCACCCGTGATCCGCGAAGACTGGCTGCAACAGATGATCGACTTGCTCCGACCCGATTTCGAGCAGATCGGGGCGCCCCTGCCCGAGAAGATTCGCGTTTCGTGCGGTTTTCCTTCGAAGTCCGCCTTGGCGAACAAGGCCCGCCGCATCGGCGAGTGCTGGGGCGTCGAGAGCAGCGAAGACAAGTCGTTCCAGGTCTTTATTTCCCCGCTGCTCAAGGAGAGCATCGAAGTCACCGCCACCCTGGTTCACGAGTTGGTTCATACGGCCGTGGGGATCGACTGCAAACACCGTGGGCCGTTCCGGCGAGTCGCCAAGGCCATTGGGCTGGAGGGCAAAATGACGGCCACGGTCGCGGGCGAGGCGTTGCAGACCCGGCTCAAAGAACTAATCGAACAGCTTGGCGACTACCCACACGCCCGCCTGGTGGCCAGCAACCGGCCGAAGACGCAGACCACGCGGATGCTCAAAGTCACGTGCCAACAGTGCGGTTGCGTGGTGCGCATGACCCGCAAGTGGTTGGACGAAGCCGGCCTGCCGACCTGCGGCTGCGGTGGCGAAATGGTGGAGGAAGAGGGCAGTGAAGAAGGGGGCGACGAATGAACGGCACCGAGTTGACCAGCGCCAAGACCTTCGGCCGGCGCGATACGGGACGCGAGCAGTTGAGCACGGTATCCCGGTGGTGGCAATCTGTGGTCGAGTACCTGGGCAACGGCAATGGAGAAAGCCAATGAGCAGCAATCTCGACAAACTGCGTGGCGTGTTGGGCATCGTCGGTGGCCGGGAATCCGAAGTCCTGGGCATCGCCATCAAACGCATCAAGGAATTGGAAGGAACAGTTGAGCAACTCGAAGGCCAACTGACCGAGCAGGGTCAGCAATTGGAAAGGACTCGCGACAAGACCGACTGACCGCGGCCGAAAATCGGAACTGGCGGCTGCCGCCATCCGGGCAAATTCAATCCATGACGTTACATCTTTGAGGTACAACCCATGTTTCTTCTCGTCCAGAATCCCGGCGTGGCTCCCGTGGAAGGCTTCACTTTGCTTGGCGTCAGCACGACCCGCGATTGCGGCGTGGAAGGCGCGATCGGCCAGTTTGGCAGCGGCAACAAGCACGCGATTAACGTGCTCTTGCGGGCCGGGCTCAAGGTTATCGTTTACTGTGGCAAAACCCGCCTGGACTTCCAGACCCGTGACGACGAGATCGACGACGGCCTGACTCGCAAGCTGGTCAAGCGGGTCATGTGCAAATTGGGCGGCACGTCCACTCGGACCATCGATCTGGGTTGGGTGCTCGACTTCGGCGCGATCGACTGGACCGACCTGGGCATGGCGATGCGCGAGTTCATTAGCAACGCCATCGACCGCACGCTCCGCGAAGAGAACGGCGAGTTCATTCCGGCGCTTTCGGATGCACGGCTGTGCGTTATGCCAGTCGAAGACGAGAAGGTCAAGGCGAAGGACGGCTACACCCGCGTGTACGTGGAGCTGAACGAGGAAGTTCGGCGGTATTTGGACGAGTTGCCCAAACGGTTCCTGCATTTTTCCGGTCGCCCCGAGCAAGTCAAGCAGTCGTTCCTGCCCAAGGCGACCCGGAACCTCAACGGCAAGAAGACCGCCGTGATCTACCGGGCCGGCGTCTGGGTCCGCGAGATCGAAGAAGCGACCGACGATTCGGTCTATGACTACAACTTCAAACAGGCCGAATTGCAAATCGACGAATGCCGCAACAGCAGCGATTACACCATCAAGGCGGCGATCGCCAAGTTGTACCGCAAGGCGTCCGCCCCGGAGTTGGTCCCGGTGTTCAAGGCCCTGGTGGACCAGAAGCCGGCCTTCGAGGACACGTTGGACCCACACTACATCTGCCCGTCGTGGGAGACGCCCCAGCCCGAGCAGCAAAAGAACTGGCAGCAGGCGTGGCAAGCCGTGGCTGGCGATGCGATTCTGTGCGGCCCATCCGCCACGATCGTCGAGTTTGTGGAGAGGAAGGGCTACGCCGCCAAATCCATCAGGGCCGACAACATCGTGACGGCCGCCGCCCGCTTCGGTGTCAAGACCGATGCCCAGGTGCTTACGGAGAACGAGAAGCAGGGCCGCGAGAAGCTGCCCGCCACGCCGGCTGCTGTTGAAGCTGTCGATACAGTATGGGGCTGGCTCGTCAACCTGAGCATGACCAACGACAAGGCGAAGCCAGCGGTCGGGTGCTTTCGCGACGTGATGAATGGCGGAAGCCGGTTGTTGGGCTTCTGCGACGAAACGGGCGTCTACATCGCCGAGGATCATGCCAGCGGCGTCACGAAGATGGTGCTCAAGACTGCCTTGGAGGAAGTCACTCATTGGGTCACGGGTGCGACCGACACCAGCCGCGACTTTCAGGACTTTCTGCTTCGGGTGGTGGTAGAGATGGCAAGCGAAAGTGCCGTGGTGTCGGCAGCCCAATAGCGAGAGGCACGCAGATTCGGTCGGGTGTAAGCCCCGCCCGACACGTTTGCCCTTCATTTTATCTACGGCATCATTGAACCATGACTCCTGCTGAAGACACACTTGCAAGGATCAAGGCCCGGCGCGAAGAGCAGGCCCGGCTCTACCGCATTCTCGACCTTTGGGCCGCAGTTCAGGCCCAGGGAACCGAGCCGGAAGAAGTCGAATCGTTCGGCTTCGACCCGAAGCTGCTCACGCCGACGCTGGAACGTGAACGCCGGCAAGGGATGGCGCGGGGCCATGATCCCTACGTCGAGCGGCTGCCGACTGGTCAGCACCGGCCCTTGATCTTCAATTACGTCAGGCTCAAGGCCGGCGACATCCGACCCCTGCATCCCGTCTTGGAGGCCGTGTACTGATGGGAAAACGAGGCAAAATCATCGCCGAAATCGAGCGGCAGATCGGCCGGCTGGAAGACCAGCCGGGTCAGTGCCTCTATTACGCCCACCACACGGCTGCGGTCTTGTGTCAGCACGGGCTGCCGGCGGTGATTCAAGCTGGCTCGCTTCAATGGCCGCGCGTCCGTCGTGTGGAAGACGATGGCCAAATCGACACTCATTTTGCCTACATGTGGACGCCGACTTCGTCAGAAAGCGCCTTATCGGTCGCCTTGGGCAACCTGCCGGAGATCCACGTCTGGGTCGGAATTCTGAACAGCCAAGAAATCGTGGACTTCACGACGCGCCACTTGCGGTCAGCGGCCGAAGCCCGCGGAATGGCCTGGACTGCCGCCGATCCGCCACGCTACCTGTGGTGCCCAGCGGCCGGCGCGCCGGATTGGGTGGTCTACCGGCCGGATCGTGATGCCTCGATCTATGCTTGCACGCTGCTGAAACGCCTGTTCGATCCGGCCTACTTGAAGCGAGGTCGGCGATGAACTTGAACGCTGGACTCTAACTATGAGCGACCGACCGATGTTCGCGTTAGGCCAGTTGGTGGTGACCCCTGGGGCGTTGGCGCAGTTCGAGGAAGCCGGGCAGCGGCCGACGGAATTCCTGGCTCGCCAAGTGTCCGGCGACTGGGGCGACCTGGGCGTGGAAGACCGGCGGGCCAATGACGACGCCATTGCCCAATGTGCCCGGATTCTCAGCGCCTACCATCTTGACACGGGCGTGAAAATCTGGATCATAACCGAGGCTGACCGGTCTTCAACGTGCATCCTGCTTCCCGAGGAATACTGACATGGCTGTCGAACGCGAGATTCTGGACTGGGGCGTGCGATTGACGGTCCGCCCCTACACGGGTGCAAATGCCTCACTGATAATCAAGTCAGAGATTGCCGCCTACAAGTCGGGGAAGGGCTCTGAAGTGCGGATCACCTTTCCCGGCACCTCTTTGGCAAGCCCGCTTCGCTTGCTTGACGCCCAAGCGTGGAACGAGGGCATGACTGCCATCATCAACGAGACCCGCCGCATCGTCGCCGACATGAAGGCCGAGGCGACCAAGGGCGAATCGAAGAAGAAGCGCTAGCTGTCAGCCGGCCAGCGTGTTGTCGGGCGGGAATTTCGGAGCGCCATGGCTTTGGGGAATGCTGCCCCCAGGGCCATCGTTACGATTGCCGGTCAAAAGAAAGACCCTACCAGGCGACGACACCGCAACGCCGAGCGTCTCATTTATTGGTCGATGGTCTGTTTCACGCGTCACGGGTAGTTGGGACGGTCAATCTCCGCTCGACGGCAACGCGTTTCCCAGTGCGCGTCGGTGTGTCGCAACTGGCGCGCGATGACTTTCTCCCCATCCGTGGCACGACGCGGCATTGCATCCGCCCGTTTCCTTGACGAAGGGGGGGTGGCGGTTACGCTCAAATACCGTCAGAGAGTTTAGCGAGGAGGGGCGCGGATGGAGGATTTTTGGTGGCGACTGGAGGCTCTCCTAGGCCGGCACGCGCCCGCAGTTTACTACGCCTGCATGAACCCCCGGCCTCGGGGCGGAGATGATTCTCTCTTCCGTTCTGGGTCGTGTTACCCCGTGGCTATTTCCGGGAGTGTGCCGCCGTCAGTGGCGGTTGGTCCTGCTGCGATTCACTGATCACACGGGTAGTTGAGAAGATTGATATGCCGCCGTTGACCGCCTTTCAGCATGAAGAGGCTCGTAATCTCGCGTATTCTCTCTCGTTGAAGCGAGGGAACGGGAAGATTCCGCCCTACGAGCCAGCGATGGCGCGTGGCGACTTCTTCGAGGCTGCCGGCCATGCAGCTCTTTATGAGCCAGATCCGGCCGATGAAGCTGCCGATCGACTAGTCCCAGTCGCTCTGCGACACCACTCGCAGTACGAATCTGTTGACACGAACACGGCCGCGAACTTCGAGGCTACCTGTAATGCCCTAAGCGATGACGAGTATTGGACTATCCTAGGTCACATCTGGGTTCATGCTCCTAAGAAGAACACCGAATTCAAGCACGAGCACTCCCAGAGATACCGGCGGCTGTTTGCAAGTCCCCGCCTAGGGTTGGTGAAGTTGATGACCCCGGCAGAGCGATCTTTTCTATTGACTCGTAGCGACCCTCTGAGGGTTTATCGCGGCTGCCAAGAGAACCTTAACAAGCGCGGCTTGAGCTGGACCTTTGAGCTGCCGGTCGCGATCGACTTTGCGTATGAATACTACAAAGCCCACAAAGTCTACCTGACTGGGGAATGCGCGGTCACCGATGTCATTGCATATTTCAACTTCTCGAAAGAGTTCGAGGTCATTATCCCAGGCGAGAAGGTCAATGTAACTTCGACCGACCCAATTCCCTGCCCAATACCGAACCACCTTTTGAGGCAATAATCAACACCGCCCGCACTTACAGGGTCTGACGAAGACCCCATGCCCTCTTACGCGGTGCGAAACCACGCTCATCTGCCCCTTTTCTTGGGCGCTTCCGACCTTCGGGCCGAGGCGGTGTCGCTACCGACGTGCGCTGCGGTTCGTTTCGCTGGCCATTCGGCCGTCCAACTGTGGAATGGTCGTCGACGATAGCCTGCCCGACTTGCGTGGCCGGCGGTGCCGCTGATTGGCAACAGTGGTAATATGGGGGGGTGGAAGCCGCTGCTCGGTTTTGACTCGTCGCCAGTCGCCAGGTGTTCACATTTTGCCCAAATCGGTTATAATTCGGGGTTTCACCCCGTCTAAACAGTGTATCCGTTTGCCTCTGTCGGGTTATTTCCGAGCGCCGGTGATGCTCTCAACGTTGCAAACGTGGGCGAGTGAGCATGAAAGACACGCCGAGCCTTGAGCGGGAACTTGAGCGACGCGCTGCGAAAGACGCGAACGCTGAGAATCTGTGGCATCGGTACGAGACGATGCGACAGTACTTGGAAACCGAGTACTACGAGTGGGTGCAAACCGCATGCCCGTACTACACGGATCATGGCAAGCCGCACATCCAGTCGGTCATCCAGACTGCCGGCTACCTGCTCGCACCGCGGTTGAAGAGCAAATCGGATCTCACGACGATGGATTTGTTCCTCATGCTCGCCGCCATCATCTGGCACGACGTGGGCATGGTCTATGGTCGTTCGAATCATGCCGATCGGGTGCTCAAGTTGATGGAGAGCATCCGCACGCTTGGCTTCCCATGCCCTACGACACAGCGCCTCGTCAACGAGATCGTCCGTGCGCATGCGGGCGACAGGGGGTTGAGCGTCCCGAAACCCGACGAAGATTGCGCGATGGGCTCCGTCACGTACCAGGTGTATCCCCGAACACTCGCCGCCGTCTTGAAGTTCGCCGATGAGGTGTCCGAGAACCGTTCACGCATTAGTCTTGCACTGCTTCCCGACGTACCGGAAGGCCAACAGATCTACTGGCAGTACGCCAGGGCGGTCGTGAGCGCCCGGCCGGAACCGGAGCGTGAGAGAATCGTCGTGACGATCGAACTCGACACGGATGCGATTCTGCGTCGGTGCCCCTGCAGAGACTTCCACGGGCGCTGCGATGGTGAGGGAAAAATCTCCGTGCTGGAGTACGTCCTGTGCCGACTGGAGAAAATGAATAACGAACGGATTTACTGTGGCACGAGCCTGGCGAGATACGCATCTATCCGGGAGATCGAGGCCCGGCTGACGCTCGTCCGAGGAGCCGAACGCCACGGCGGCTATGACACCCTGACGCTGCCCATCGGCGATTGCGGCCTGGACCACACGTCATATCCGGGCGTCGGACTGTTCCAACCGTTCTTCGAGCGCCACCCGCAGTGGCGTCCGGAGACCCTTGCCGAGGCGCTGAAGCCATGACCGATATGAATACACTTGCGACTCCCGGCCTGTTACCCGGTAACCCTTTCGTGGTCGAGAGCCCGGAGAAGTTGCCCCCGGAGCAACTCGTCGGCCTTTTCATCGAGCAGTACACGCAGATCGAAACGGTCCGCCAGCGTCGGCACACGTTCATTTGGGGGTCGAGAGGCTCCGGCAAGAGCATGATGCTGCGGTACTTGGAGCCACAGTGCCAGGGCATCGTGCATGGCGGGATCGAGAAGGTCTTCAGCACGTCCGAACCATTCCTCGGCGTGTACTGCCCCTGCAAGGAAGGGCAGTTGAACAAGACGGAATTCGAGACGCTCGATGAGTCGGCGACGGCGATCTTGAGCGAGCACCTCCTGAACATCACCATTGCGGATCGGCTGATTGTGTGTTTGCGCGATCAGTTCGCGGCCGGCGTGATCGGCGTATGTGAGCTGACGGCGTTCGCGAAGAAGGTGATCATGCTCTTCGAGCCGGCATCGATTGCCGCATCGGGGCGAGGAGCGACGGAATCGAACGACATTGCCGTTGATCCGCTGGGCTGGCTGCACCGATTGTTCAGCCTGGAGAATCTGAAGATCGGAGGATTCTTGCGCTGGCGGTGCCTCGGCCGCGGCGAGACGCAGTACGAGGGGGCGACCAGCGGCTACCATGATTTCCTGTTGCCGTTCATGCAGTTGGTAGGCGACCTTCCGGTGATCCGTGGTGCGTCCGTGTATGTGCTCCTCGATGATGCGGACCGCCTAAACCGAGTGCAACAGAGGATCGTCAACAGTTGGGTCGCGAACCGAGATAACCAATGGCTTTGCGTGAAAGTCTCGGCACAACGGGAGAAGTACGACACGCTCCTGACGCTACGGGGCGGCCTGATTGAGCAACCGCATGACTACTCGGAAGTCAACGTGGAGGAGTTGTACACCCAATCGAAGTCCGACTACGCCAACAAAGTACGACTCATCGCCGAGCGCCGCCTGACGTTGTCCCCGCTCCCGGAGAAGAACATCGACCAGTTCCTCCCGGTGAATGACACGGAACGGCAGCGCTTCGACGACATCAAGAAAGAGACGGCAGAGGAGTGGCACAAGGCGGGAGAGCCGGGGAGGCAGGGCGACTACGTCACGCGCTACGCGACGGCGCGGCTGTTTCAGGAACTGAAACGAAAGAAGCAGCGCAAGAGCTATGCTGGATTCCAGAACCTGGTGCATCTTTCGTCGGGCATCGTGCGGGACTTCCTGGAACCATGCTATCTCATGGTGGACGCATGCGTGAAGAAAGGGGCGAAGCTGGGTGAACTGCGCGCAGTACCGCCGAGCGTGCAGGATGAAGTCTGCTACCGGTACTCGGAAGAGTTCCTGGACGTGAAGCTCCAGGATATCCGGAAGGATCTTCCGCCGGAGAATTGGAGCCAATTGGACGCGTTGCGCACGTTGATCGAGTCCCTGGGGCGTCTCTTCTACGAACGGCTGCATGATCCATCGGCGCGCGAGGCTCGCGTGTTCTCCTTCACTGTGCGCGAGTCGCTCTCGTCGAACCTGGAGGAAATCCTGCGACTCGGCGTGCAACATCGGTACTTCCAACGTCGCACCTACAGCACGAAAGAAGGCGGTGGACGCCAGCCCTGGTACATCTTGAATCGTCGCCTGTGCCCGGTCTTCAAGCTCGATCCAACGGGCTTTGAAGGACGTATCCAATTGAGCTCCGACCATTTGGAGCTTGCTTGCAGCGATCCTCCTCGGTTCGTCCGGATGCGTCTCGGCGTGGTGGAGGACGACGAGAACAGACCACTATTCCCGAGCGACCCTGGGGAGGAGAAGGAATGAGTCCCTTCCGATGTACGATTGCCCAAGCGATTCGGGATCAGGTGCTTCAGCCGGCAATTGTTGGCAAGCCTGACGATCTGTTCCTCGCGTGCGCGAGTTTCGAGCCGCGGAGCGTGAAAGCCGCGGAGTGCCTGCCGCCGACATACCGGGCTCGCCAGGCGATCATTTACGCCAACAGCGAGTGCCTCGAAGGCTGCCAGGGTGTGGGTACACGGCCGCACTTGTACCAGTTGATTACAATTCTCGCGCGACACGCGGATCGGGTGGATGTCGTGGAGGGTTCGCTGTTCGACGCACCGAAGCAACTGGAGACGCTACGGAAGGCGTTACTGACGGACTGGCAGCCGCAGGATCAGCAACCCACGGTGACGATCGACACGACGACGTTTAATAGGGAATCGCTTCTCATCGCCTCCGCCCTCCTCCGATCGTTCGAGCCCAAGCCCACGGTGCGCGCAGTCTACGTGTCTCCGGCCGACCATGGATCGTGGCTGAGTCGAGGATTCCGTAGCGTCCGGAACGTCGTTGGGTTCTCGGGTGTCCAAGACCCGAGTCAGCCGACGGTCTTGGCTGTCCTCGCTGGGTTCGAGCCTGATCGTGTCTTGAAGGTCATTGATGAGCATGAGCCGAAGAAGGTGCTCATGGGCATCGGCGATCCGCCGACGACCGAACGGTTCCTGGCTCGCAATATCGCGGAGCAGGAGTTGGTGTTGTCCCGTCAGGACGTGGAGGAGTTCCGTTTCGCAACTGCCGACATCCACGAATGTTATACGCAGTTGCGGTGCCTGGTGGAGCCGTGCCTGCGAGAGAGCAACGTCGTACTGGCTCCCATGAGCACCAAGCTGTCCACGCTTGCGGTGCTGCTGCTCGTGGAGGAGTTTCCGCAGATACAGGTCACGTACTGTGTGCCCGGCGAATACAACGTGCGGGACTACTCGTCGGGAGCCGATACACTGTTCATCGACGGGCTGCCTCCATGAAGACGGCCAAGACTCGGAATGTGAATCGCGTGAAGCGCCTGACGGCGCTTCTGCTGCAAGAGTACGGCTTGCCGAAGCTGGGGAACAAACGGAATGCCCTCGACGAGCTGGTCTTCATCCTCCTCTCGGAGAAGACTGATGAGAAGAAATACCGTAAGGCGTACGCGAACCTGAAGGCGAGTTTCGGAACATGGAATGCGGTACGGACGGCGACATTGGCCGAGATCCGTAAGACTATCGCCTGTGCCGGTATGGGACAACGCCGGGCGAAACTGATCCGCGACATGCTGCGAAGCATCGTGGCACGCCACGGCAAGCTGACGCTCTCCTGGCTAAAAGGGATGGAGCCTGACGAGGCCGAGCGTGCGCTCGTGGCGCTACCGGGCGTAGGCAAGAAGGCGGCACGCTGCGTGCTCCTATACTGCTTCGACATGCCGGTGCTTCCGGTAGACATCCACACCTTTCGCTTGGGCGTCCGGTTGGGATTCGTGTCGCGTCGCCTGTCGTACGACGCGGCGCACGCGGCATTGCAGGATGCCGTGCCTGCGGAGTCTCGCCATGGATTCCACGTGGCCGCGGTCGCACATGGACGCGCGCGCTGCCATGCGATCGAGCCCCAGTGTGATGGGTGCTGTCTCCGGCGCTCCTGTTCACACGGCCGTGCGGAAAAACCGTTGCCGGTCGCCGTTCGGCCGAAGCCACTTGCGGTCGATCTGTTCGCGGGGGCGGGTGGCATGAGTGTCGGGTTCCAAGAAGCGGGGTTCTCAATCGTGCAGGCCGTCGAGGAGGATCTGCGCGTCGCGACGACCTACCGGCACAATCACCGAAACACGGATGTGGTCCAAGAAGATATTCGGACTGTCGATCCAAAGGCGATCATGCGGAAGCTCGCGCTGCGACCGGGCGACCTGACGGCGATCATCGGCGGGCCGCCTTGTCAAGGCTTTTCTGAATCGAACCGGCGGACGCGGACGCTCGATAATCCCCGCAATCATCTGTACCAACAGTTCTTGGATGTCGTGGACGTAATGCGACCGGCTTGGTTCGTCTTGGAGAATGTGGCCGGCCTTCGCACGCTCGGCGGCGGCGAAGTACTGCAAGCGATCATCGGGGGTGCCAAGGATTTCGGCTACAAGGCGGAGTGTCGCGAATTGAATTCGGCAGAGTTCGGCGTCCCGCAGGTGCGCCGACGAGTGTTCGTCATCGGGAATCGCCTGGGAATCTCCATCCCGTTTCTCGAAGCGACGCACGGGCCGGAGAAACAACCGCTCGTGTCCGTCTGGGCGGCGATCGGGGATCTGCCGCTCCTGCGGAATGGAGATGAGACCGATGTCCTGCCGTATAGAGCGGACGCTACGCTGTCCGCGTACCAGGTGATGATGCGATCGAAAACGAACGGCGTCGTGCAGGGGAACCTCGTGACGTGCAACGCGGACTACGTTCTCCAACGGTACAAATGCATCAAGCCAGGACAGAACTGGGAGGCGATACCGCACAAGCTGCTGAGGAACTACAAGGACTACACCCGTTGCCACACGGGCATTTACTTCCGCCTGAAGCGAAATGAGCCATCGAAGGTGATCGGGAACTTCCGGAAGAACATGCTGATTCACCCGACGCAGAGCCGCGGTCTGTCAGTCCGGGAAGCGGCGAGATTGCAGTCATTCCCGGACTCGTACGAGTTCTTGGGATCGATCGGTTTCCAGCAGCAGCAGGTGGCGGACGCGGTGCCGCCGCTCCTTGCGGCTGCGGTGGCGCGGGCGATCCTCCGTGCCGATAGGCAGCAATAGTTGGGAGGAGTCGAAGAACCATGGAAAAAGAATGGGAGAAGTTGAGCCGGCCGCGGGTGGAGGCGTTGGATGAGATCCTCGGTGTGCCGTTCAAAGTCCTCGATGATGGCTTCGTGCGCGTCATCGACTACATGGGATCGGACGAATCCATCGTGCAGGCGGCGCGCGTCTCGTACGGCACGGGAACCAAGAAAGTACGGGAAGACCAGGGGCTGATACGCTACTTACTGCGGCATCGCCATACGACGCCCTTCGAGATGTGCGAAATCAAGCTGCATGTGCGCGTCCCGATGGATACGTGGCGACAGTGGATTCGGCACAGGACGGCGAATGTGAACGAGTACTCGACACGGTACTCGGTGGCAATCGACGCGGCGCAACGGACGACCCCAGGAGAATGGCGGAAGCAGTCCCAGACGAACCAGCAAGGGAGTAGCGGTACCGTCGATGCGGAAGTCGGGGCACATCTCTCCGATCGCGAGAAGGCTGTACAGGTACTGGCACGTGACGTCTACGAAGAGCGCCTTCGACTGGGCATTGCAAGGGAGCAGGCGAGAAAGGATTTACCTCTAGCGACGTACACGGAGGCGTACTGGAAGATCGATCTGCACAACCTGTTGCATTTTCTCCTGCTCCGCATGGACGCACACGCGCAGCAGGAAATTCGCAGCTACACGAATATCATTGGGCAAACGATCGTCAGCAAATGGTGCCCCCTCACCTGGCAAGCATTCCTGGATTTTCAGTTGCAAGCAGTTTCATTCTCCCGCCTGGAATTGGAAATCATCCGCGCACTGCATAGTGGCGATATCGCGATGGCCGTGCGGCGGGCCGAAGAGGAAGGATTGCTCGTGCGGGAGGAGCAAGGCTTTCGGCGGAGCAGGGAGCGCGATGAGTTGGAGGAGAAGCTGAGCGTAATAGGCTTAGAGGTGCCGTGGCGCGAAACGCGCTGACGGCACCTTCGCCCCACAGCCGAAGTTAGAAACAACCATGGGACTCCCTGCAATTGGCGAGATAATCGACGGCCTTTTCAAGATAGAACGGAAGCTCGGCAGCGGAGCCACCGGGACGGTCTTCGAGGTTCAGCTCAGTGTTCCGTGGACATCGTTCCGAGCAGGTGAACGATTCTGCTTGAAATGGTACGCCCCCGCGATTTTCGAACGCGAAGAGGCGCGGATAATAATCGCGCGGCGAATTAGAGAGTCGATGGTCGGCAGTTACCTGGCACACCCGAACCTCGTGAAGGTCCACGATACAGCCGCCTTCTGGAAGGATGGCTTGCCGCGGTACGTGGTGATGAGCCTTATTACAGGCGAGACTCTGGAAAGCCTGACCAGCCGTGGACCTGTGCCCACGGATTTGGCTCGGAATCTGCTCCTCGGAACCGCCAATGGACTGAAAGCGCTGCACGATCACGGTATTCTCCATAGAGATGTGAAATCCGCGAACGTAATGCGCGACAGTGGCGGCCAAGCGGTGTTGCTCGACCTGGGCGTCGTGCGACTTCAGAGCGAAGCGACCGTTACCAATTCACAGAGTTTCTTGGGAACTCTTCGGTTCGCAGCGCCCGAATGGCTGTTCCGGGAGGAATGCAGCACTTCTTCGGATGTCTATTCGTTGGGCACAATAGGCTATCAGCTTCTTACCGGGCAGCCGATTTTTTCCGATATTGGTCTCTATTCTCGGCTGGTGATGGCCGTCCGAAACCAACCCATAGAGATCGAGGATTCCGGCTGGTCGCCTGAGCGGAGATACCTCGGCAACGTTGTGCGGCGAATGCTCGCAAAGGAGCCCGAAAGCCGACCGAGTCTCGATGTGGTAATCGAGTGCTTGAGCAATTACCGCCGCCGCGACGCGTGGTCGTGGCTTGAACGCAATGGCATCTTTCGGAAGTTGGGAAGCGACCTCGGTTCGGATAGCCCTCGGCAGCGACGATTCGTTCAGGCAGTCCTAGAACTTTACGGTGAAGAGACTCTCCGTCGCCTCATGCGAGAAAACCACACGGACCAGGTTGTGTCCGACCCACGGCTGCGGCGGATGTTCTATTTGATGAGCACGGGAGAAGCCGTGAAAGACTACTTGTCGACGCCAGCCGAAGGGCGCAAGGTGTGGGTTGAGGCGATCCTAGGAGCTTACGATGATACGCACTATGCTGGCGCGTGTGCAGAACTCGAGGGGCGATCAGATCTTCTCGACGAAGTGTATCAGAGCGAATCCTCCGAAGAGATCAGGGCGCAGATCAAGCCGATGGTTGATGCTGCACGAGCCGAATTTGACGAGGAGTTCGACGCTGCCATGCTTGAAGGTGGCGGCGATTAGGGCTCCTCACAATCTTCGCAGCCTACCAGACTGATTGATGCTTCAAAGGCAAGCACGCTTTCCGGCGGCAACAAGAACGCTGGGACGGAGAGTCTGATGGCAGGATCCGCTTGGAAATGGTCGCCTAACATGCCGTTGCAGCAGACGAACGTGGGGCGCTTGCGTCCGAACGCTACGAAGTTGCGCCGAGCGATGAGCCCATATGCTCAGATGGTTCCTGGCTTGCTTCAGAATGGAACCGATTACCGAAACATCGCAGGTCCACTACCGGCCGCGGCGTGTGAGCGGCCGGCTCATTTCTGCTCGCGTTGAGCATCCAAGACCGCCTTGTCCATCTGCGCTGCCAGTTGTGTAAACGCGCGGTTGCTGCGGTGCTGCCGCTTGAACTCTGCGCACCGTGGATGGTTGGGATCGCCCGTCTCGATCAACAAGGTCCGGTAGACCTGGCCGGGCGGTGGCGCGGGGTGCGTGTCGATGGTGTACCGCCCGGCCGGGATAAAGCCGTCCAGGCAGAGTACGTTTAGGATCAGGCCCACGTTGCGGGTTCGGCGGCCTTGGCGGATGCGGTCGGCCTCCTGCCGGGCGCTCATTGCCGGTGGCAGCGCCGGACTGACCAGGTATTCCGGACACATTCCGGGCGTGACCCCAGCCGCCAACAGGAAGTCGAAGCCGTCCATCCGGTACACCCTCGCCAGGAAAGCTTCCAGGTGCCGCTGTTTGACGCGGTAGATCGGAAGCTGAACCATCGGCAAGACGGGCTTGGGGGCGTTCTGACGCGGCGGGCCTGATGGCCTGCGCTCGTGGTGTCGCATGTTGATCTCCTTCACCGGTTGAATCAGCAACCAGGGACGGGTATTAGAGCGCGTGGCAGAGAGATTTCGAGTTCTGTCCGAAAAAAACACCGTTTTCGGTATCTGGTAATAGCGTAGGAACTCTCGTGGCCGCGGTTGAGGCGAATCATGGAGCGAGTGACGGACCTAGCGGATCCCCGCCGCTGCAAGGCGTCGGTCGGCACCGGGCAGTGCATGACGGTTGCCGAGGAAGGGTCGGATTATTGCCGGGTCCACGCTGGCTCGTACCAGCCGCCAGAAAAGGGGTTGCGGCAATACCTCTTGGCACGAGCCCAGGATCGTGCCCGATTGGCGGCCTTTGCCGAACACGACGACATCAAATCGCTCCGTGACGAGATCGCCCTGACTCGCATGATGGTCGAGGGACTGTGGAATTCGGCCCACTCGGACGTAGAACGGTTGGCGATCTACGGGCGTGTAAACAGCCATATCCTCACGCTCGAAAAGCTGGTCAAGACGTGCAACCAGATCGAAGAGCGGCTGGGCAGTCTGCTGGCAAAGCCGACGCTCTTGCGTGTCGGGCAGCAGATATGCCAGAAGCTCGTGGCTCGCCTCGAAGGCTTGCCCAATTACGATCAGCTTGTGGACACGTTGATCCGCGACGTGATAACCACAATCCAAGAAGCCCGCAACGACGCGGCCACCGTGCCCACCCTTTCGGCCCTGGCGGAGTCCTAATGCAATTGCCCGTCTGGTGTGAGTGCGGTCGCATTGTCACCTATGGCGGCGAGGACCGCTGCGAGGACTGCTGGGCCGACGAGCAAAAACGCCTCGGCATTCGCCGCAACGGCACGTCCAAGTACATCGACAACATCTGCATGGCGCGGATCCCCGGACCTGAGGTGCAACATGTTCCCCTTCCTGTCAATGTGCCGCCAACCGCCCACCTCACCAACGCTGAAAGCGTTGTCGCGGTACGACCTGGGCCTGATCGTCAACCCGAATGACCTCAAGGCTGGGGACGTGATCGGCTTCTCGGGCAACAGTTGGATCAGTGCGCTTATCAATCTTGGCACCTACGGGATTCCGTTTTGGGGCATCAGCCACGTCGGGGTCATGGCCCACGCCGCAGACGGCCGGTTGCTGTTGTTCGAGAGCACGACGCTGGAGAACATGCCCTGCGAACTCTCGGGCGAATGCTTCAATGGCACCCAGGCCCACGACCTCACCAAGATTCTCCAGGCTTACCCAGGCAAAGTCTGGCACTATCCACTCTATCGGCCGCTCTATGCGCATGAAGACAGCCGGCTGAGCGACTTTGTGATGGCAACGATCCACACGCCTTATGACGCGATGGGGGCGTTTCGCGCGGCCGGCGTCGGGTTGTCTTTTGTGGAATCGTTGTTCCGCGAACAAGACCTGCACATGATCTTTTGTTCGGAGTGGGTGGCCGCCGCCTATGCGGACCTCGGCCTCATGCCAACGGTGAGCGCCGCCCGCTGGAACCCCAACCACCTGTGCCGGATGCTTCAGTACAAGGAACTGGTCTTCAAACCACGGAGGCTGCGATGAAGCGGATTGTCCTGGCAGTGTTGTTGCTGGTGGTGGTTGCCGGTTGCGAGTCGCCCGGCATCGTGGCCCCGCCGGTGCGGAAGGGACGCCCTGTGGTGGAGCGTCCCACGGTCAACTTGCCGCTCGCCCTGCGGCAGAGCAATTGGTGGGGAGAGGGTGGTCAAGGTTCTTGCACCTGGGCCACAATGGTTTCCCTGTTGCGTTGGCAGGGCCGCTACCGCACTGCCAATTGGGTCCGACAGAACTGCGGCGACGGCGAGTGGCCGGACGACATGGCCCAGCGGCTCGACGAGGCCGGCGTGCGCTACGCCTCCGTCACCAACGGCGACGTGAAGTTCTTGGAGTGGGCGTGCCGCACGCGACGCGGCTGCGGCATTACGATTCGGGGCGGCCAGCACATGGTTGCCTTGGTCCACCTGGATGAAAAGTGGGCCGCCCTCTTGGACGACAACGCCGTCGAGCAGTACATCTGGGTCCCGCGCGAGACGCTGATTGCTGAATGGCAGGCCAGCGACGGGTGGGCCATAACGCCGATCTACACTCCGGCGGCTCCGCTTCCACAATAACGCCCAAGTCTGTTTCACGAGAGGAAAGCAATGAACAAGCTGTTGCTATGCGCGATGTGTGCGGTCGCCCTCTTCGCGGTCGTAGTCCCCTGTTTCGCCGACACAGTGAACGGCGTCCTGGCCGAAGAGCGCGTGGTCAACCTGCCCAACGACCAGGGCAAGTGGTACATCAGTGTCGTCGGAGACTCCAACGACGCCCGCTACAACGAAATCCTGAACTGGTTCGACAACAATCCAAATCTGACCAAACTGAAGGACCAGGTGCAATTCTGCCCTGTGACGAGTGACACGGCGATCTACAAGGAGCGGTATGCTCCGAACGTCGCGGGGCTACCCACCGTGCGAATGCAGCAACCCGACGCGGTAGTGGTCTACGAGGCGGCGGGGAAGGACCTTCCCATGACGGCGGCCGGGCTGAACGGGGCCCTGGCGGGGGCGGTCGGCAAGGCCCAAGGGCTGCGACCTATCTTGCCGTGGCGGCGGGATACCGACAACCGCCTCAACAATCTGGAACGTCCGAAACCTCAGCCACAGCCCAATCACGATCCCGAGCCGCAGCCGATTAACGACGGCGGCAAGCCCGAGGTGGTGAACCCCGATCTGGCGGAGCCCGAGTCCGCACTGCCTGGTTGGCTTGTGGTCCCGATCGGTGGCGCTGGTTTCCTGGTCGGCTTTTGCCTCGGCTACGGTAAGAAACTCAAAGAGAAGTTGCTGCCGGCCACGCACTGTTGATTCCTTAGTGCGACTGCCTTTGTCCGGTGACTGCTACGCCGCGCCTGCGGCATTCCCAAACGCGGAGAAGAAAGATGAACCCCATTGTTGTGATTTGGATTCTGGCCGCCGTGGCGTGCGTGCTCGTTGGTCGTGAGATCGGCAAGTGGCTCTTCGGCAAGAACGAAGCGCTGACGACCAAGAAGCGGGATGCTCAAGTCCTGGCCATCAAGCTGCGGGCGGTCGGCCTCAAGCTGTTGCCGGCCCTGCTCGAAGACTTTGCCGTGGGCGACGTGAACGATCTGCTCGAAAAGATTCACGATCTCTCCAAGTTGGTGGAGTCCGGCAACGACGCCATCGAGAAGGAACTGGAATCCACCTATGAGAACGTGCTGGACAAGAAGCTCGCCACGCCCGAGGGCATGGCCCTGGTGAAGGCGAAGATCGCCGTGATCGAGGGAGCGGCTGCCCCGGCCGACGCTCCCGCTTCCGCGGCTCCGGCCCCCGCCTCTGCTTCGGCCAAGTCCTAATCGCGTCCGAGCAACCTGCCACGCCACTGACGCAAGCGCACTTTGGCAGGTCTTCCCACTCCCGTGCCCCGGCCGGCGTCGTAACCGGCCGGGGCCGGTTCTCCAAGGGCTCCCGGATGCGCCGCGAGCCTTTCGAGAACCGCAGTCTTGCCGTGCCAGGAGATTCGCCGTGAACATGAAGACGCGATCTTTTTGCAAATCCGTGCTGGTGCCGCTGGCTGTGATCTTGACGACCATTTTGATCGCCGGCTGTGAGCCTCCGACGCCGGTGGCCCCTTGGCCGACGCCCGACCAACGCCACGAGGCGCAACCGGACAAGCAACACGGCCAGTGTTGCCGGCCGAAGATCATTGCCTTTGGTGCCGATTGGTGCCCTGCTTGCCAAGCCGGCCAACCGCAGCTAGACGCCTTGGAGCAGATGGGCGTGGATGTCGAACGGATCAACATCGACAAGTGCTCGGAAATGACCAAGCGGTACTATGGCATCACGAGCATCCCGGTCTACTTCGTGATCCGCTGTGGTCACGATACTGTGCAGACGCAGGACATCGACGAGGCCGTTCGGCTGATGAACGAAGTCTTCGGGAGGTCGTGATGGCCGAGCGACGGTGTGCGAACTGCCCGCCGACGCCGGTGAAACCAAAGCTGCCGCCGGTCTCCGGGCTGATGCTCGAAGACGGCAAACGCCTCTGGCACCACGCGCTGGTCACCTGCAACGCGGCCGTGGAAATGATGCACGTTTACACGCTTCTCGGCGCACCGGGCGGCGATCCCAGTCATCTTCGACGACTGGCGTCACGCCTGTTGGAAGTCGCCCAAGCCTGCGAGGAAAACAATGCGAGTGCCCGTCCCGCACAATAGCAGTTTGCCGCTGGTGAGCATCATCCTCTACACGCCGAAGGGCGAAGTCACAACGACGGTAGACGACAGCCACTACTGGGTGGACATCCCCCTGCCGGACGGCGTTCAGGAAGACGAGGTGGACGTGTACTCGTGCTTCCTGGGGCCAGACCACCGGCCGCCCTTCGGCTGCGGCCCGGCCTTGCTCAGGTCCGCCAAGCGGAAGCCGGCCGACAAGCTTGAGTCTGCTCCAGCTCCGGCCATCGAACCTCCTCCGGTTGTTGAGCCGGCCCCGGTTGCACCGGCCCACGAACCGGAGCCGGTTGTGGAACCCGAGCCTGCTCCGACCAGTGAACCGGCCCCGGCCGTTGAGTCAGAAATGGACGCAGACGACGAGCCCGTAGCGGCCGGCTGAGAAAACACGAGGTTGCACAGGATGAACGCAGACTGACCGAGCAAGACGCCAAGCGAACCTGCCATGCAACCTCTGCTACAACGGTGGCTACACAATGGTCGAAGAGCGCGCTAGCCGCGGCGAGCTGTGGGACGCCTTCCAAGAGGGCGTCACACGCGGCTTGGAGAACTCGTCCTTACAGTCGTGTAGCCGATGGGCTGAGCATCGCAGGGTGATGGGAGCACCCTTCCCCGGTCCCTACGGCTTCGCACATCACCCCTGGTGCCGCGAGATTCACAACAGCAAGGCGGCCTTCACCGTGGCGATGAAGGCGGCTCAGTTGGGCATCACTGAAGCTGGGATCAATCGGGCATTCTTTGTGCTTGACCAGTTGAAGCGTGACGTGCTGTACGTGCTTCCCACGACGTTGAATGCGAGCGACTTTTCCAAGGCCCGCTTCGCCACCGCACTGAAGCTCAGCTCGTATCTCAAGCAACTGTTCGTTGACACCAACACCGTGGGCCTGAAGTCCACGGGAACCAACGTCCTGTACATCCGCGGAAGCCGTGGTGACTCGAACCTGAAGTCCATTCCGGTTTCGGAACTGGTCCTGGACGAGCTGGACGAAATGGACACGAAGGCCATCTGGTTGGCCTTGGAGCGTTTGTCCGGGCAGATCGAGAAGCATGTCCTGGCCATCTCGACGCCCACCGTGCCGAAGTACGGCATCCACAAGCTGTTCCTCACCAGCACGCAGGAACACTTCCAGTTCAAATGCCCCTGTTGCGGCCGATGGACGGAGTTCGTCTGGCCCGATTGCGTCGAGATCATCGGCGAGACGGTCAGCGATCCCCGCTGCCACGAGTCGTTCATCAAGTGCAAGGACTGCAAACACAGGCTGGACCATCGAGCCAAGCCGGAGTTCCTGGCCGGGGGCTTGTGGCAGCCGACGAACCTGCAAGTCAGCCCGCAGGAGTCCCGTGGCTTTTACGCCAATCAGCTTTATTCGTCTACGGTCTCTCCCGGTGAGATCGTCATTGCCCACTTCCGTGGCCTTGGCGACGAGGCGGCCAACAAAGAGTTCCATAACTCGAAGCTGGGCCTGCCATTCATCGGCGAAGGTGCCCAGGTCTCCGACGCGATGCTGGACGCCGCCGTGCGGAAGCATATTACCGGCGACGTGCGGCCGGGGATCGGCGGTCGGCGCTGCATCACGATGGGTGTGGACCAGGGCAAGACCGGCTACATCACCGTAGTGGAGTGGCTGTTTGACGGCGACCGCCGTGTGGACATCAATCTGGCAGCGGTCGGCAAGCTGCTCTGGTACGGCAAGTTCCGGGAGGAGGACTGGAACTACGTCGGCCAGTTGATGCGGGAATGGCAAGTCCTCGCCTGCGTGGTGGACGCCGATCCGAACATCAACGACGCGCGGCGGTTTGCCCGCAAGTTTTACGGCTATGTCCACCTCTGCCGTTATCGGCGAGGAATCGCGGCCAAGGAAATAGCGATCACCGAGGAAGACACCGGTGCCCCTATGGCGACGGTAGACCGCACCAACTGGCTGAGTTGCACGCTGGGCCGCTTCAAGATGAATCCTTCACGGATATTGCTGCCGGCCGATATTTCGCTGGAGTTCCGCGAGCACGTCAAGAACCTCGTGCGGACCTATGAGAAAGATGAACATGGCAACCCGGAGGCCACCTACGTGAACACCGGACCTGACCACTACGCCCATGCCTTGGTCTACGCCGACATCGCTTTGACGTTCGTGCCATCGTCCGGCGGCACCAGCATCAGCAAGGTTCTCTAAAGGAGTGCCATCTTGGTTGTTGAGTTCATCACCAACATCGTCGAAGTCAGGCACCCGAGTTACCTCAGCAGCCTGCTGGACTGGCGCAAATGGCGGATTTGCTACAACGGCGGCGAATACTTCCGCAAGCTGTACCTCAAAAAGTTCTCGTCGCGGGAGGATGAACCGGAGTTCCAGGCGCGGCTGGATATGACGCCGATCCCATCGTTTGCTCGGGTGGCTATCAACGATGTCCGCAATGCCATCTTCCAGCGGCTCAAGGACACGAGCCGGCGCGACGGCAGCAGTGCGTATCAGCGGGCGGTCAACGGCTTGGACCTGGGCGTCGATCTCCGCGGCAACACCATGAACGGCTTCTTGGGCATCAAGGTACTGACCGAGTTGCTCATTATGGGCCGCGTGGGCGTGTACGTCGATTCCCCACTGGTCCCGGGCAACGCCACCTTGGCGGACGTGAAGAATTATCGGCCGTACCTGTACTTCTACCCCATTGAAGACATCCTGAGCTGGACTTGCTCCAAGCCGGACGAGCCGTCCACGTTCCAGGCGATTCTGCTCCGCGACGTAGTTCTCAACTTCGACCAGCGGACCTACCTGCCAACTACGACCGTCGAGCGGTTCCGCATGTTGTGGATCGACCGCGACACGGGTCTGGTCAACCTGCAATTTCTGGACACCGCCGGAAATCCCATCGACCGTGAGGGGAACCCGGCCGGGGCCGTGGAGTTGGAGTTGACGCGCATCCCTTTCGTGTTGCTGGACATCGGCGACTCGATGATTAAGGACGTGGTGGAGCAGGAGAACGAGTCACTACCTACAAAACGCGAAAGGCCGTGTCCTACGCTTCACGGCGGCCGATTTGCTGGCGGTGAAGTGAACGGTCGCGGCCATAATCCAGGCGGCACAGGATCGACGATAGGACGAATCGAGACGCGAGTAGGTGTTTTCACACGGGGTCGGAAAACAGACTCGCCAAGGCCCCTGGCCCGCAATTTCAGGCGTTCCATCCGCAAGAACTGCTGTCGCGTTGGCACGCCGGCCACGAAGCGTATAAACGCGCTGGCAGAGGCCGGGAAAGCGCGATGTTGTGTTGCGACGCGGGACGGCCGAAATCTGAGGCTGGGCCTGCGGGCAGCCAGTATCACAGAATCGGCTGCCACAAGGAGCAACATCGGACAGCCTCGACACTATGGTCCCTGGCGGCAGAATGCCCAAACCAATGATCGCCCCCCCATAATGGGCGTAAGTAAGCAGCCTGCATCACAATGCCAGCCGGGCGTCGTCAATTCTATGTTCCCGATTCACGGCCTCGCCGGGCCTTTGACAACGGCGTCAAGCTTTCTGGCATTGCCATCGTTATATCGCCCTAGCCTGCCACCGGGGAAAGGCGTGGTGCTCGTGATCGACTGCCAGACCAGGCAACTTCGGCGGTTCGATTACGAGGAGTTTGTCACCCCGCAGCCGATGGAGAAGAATTGGATTTGATCCGAGAGTCGCCCTGGTCGCCCGCTGCTATTGCCACAAGCAAGCGACCACCAAGGTGCATGGATCGAACGGTATGCCCCCCGTCACCCTGCGGCTATGGTCGGTAAATGAACTACTGCCGCCGCGATTCTGGGTATCTATTTCGAATTAGCCAAAAGATTTTTTTGGCATCTTGTGCCAAGTTTACTTGGCGCGCGGCTGGACTCACGTCACATTGAGGTCAACTGGCTTTGTTGACGCCCCGCCGCCGATAGGTAGAATGAGGCCCTGTCGATGAGCCGGTTTCCAATGGTGGCGGTCGCAGCACGGAGGGCGGGACGCTTTCACGCACGGCGCGCACGCTGCGGTGGGACGTTTGTGTGCGCACCCCGGAGGCAGTAGCCATGAAGGGCGCTGCGGTGGTGGGCCGGACCTTTCTCAATAGCGGCCACGATGTCGCGGGCATCGTGACGACCGCGATTCTCTTGCTCGCTGTGGCTTCTAAGCCCCAGCAACTGGCATCCGGGCCGGTCCCGGAAGCGGCCTCCCTTTTGCCTCTTGGCCTGCGGTCGCTCTATAATCCAATCTGTGGGAGCCTCGTTCCATGATAGTAACCATTGCGGAGCGATTGGCGCAAGCGACTGACGCGAGGAGACCAGGCAACGGCGATCGTCCGGCCTCGTGTGAGAATCCTTGCAAGTCGCTCATCAACGGCGAAGCGTGGGATGCCTACCGCCTGGACTCGCTGCTCGCGTTGAAGGAGACGTACCGGGAAAATACGGAGTTCGGTTTCTTGATGAGGCATTACTGGATTCCGGCGACCGTGCTCACCTTCCGGCAGTCGTCGCAGATGGCGTTGCCGGATGGGCGCGTGGATCGGCTTGAGTTGAACATTGAGCGGACGATGGCCCGATGCCGGTCCAACGAGTGCCTGTGGCGGGAGAAGATTCGTCCAGCGGCGGCAGTCAATCGTAGCACTGCAAGCACTGAGGAGATTCCTCTGCTGAGCGAGATGCTCTGCTCTTATGATTGCTACGAGCAGACATATGCCTCCGACAAACCGATCCTCTTTAAGCCGCCCGGCCCTGACCAGCAGGTGGAGGCTCGTCGCAAGGCACTTTATTGCCTGCCCATGCTTTGCCCACCGGGGCCGGTGCCGATCGGTTTTCGCTGGTACGGCAAGGTGGGCGACGACTACATGAACTACCACTTGGAGGCTGAGGAGCGGCTCGGCGAGACTTCCGTGCTGGTCATTCGTCGCGAGGGGCGGTATACTTCATGGGTCCCCCGCGAGTTGGCGGGCTGCAAGGCGGTTCCCCTAGTTACCCAGCGCCAAGGCGTCACGCTGTTTGCCTGGAATCGCGGGGCGGTGCTGGAGGACCGATTTCAGGATCGCGTGATCGCGGCAGACCGTTTTTTGGCTTCCAGCGTGGACATAACGACCCAGGTTGTCACTCGCTTGGTTCGTTCCTGCCCGGAGAATCTGGCAAAGCCAGTTCTACCCCCACCTGACGAGCGGTATTGTGATGGCAAAGCAGTCCCTTCTCGCGCCGAGAGCGGGCAAGGGTAATGGCCCCGTTGTCGCAGCGGGGTGTTCTCGTTCGAGAGCCACGTTTTATGAAAGGAACGAGTCATGGGATTCAGGGACAACAAAGTCACCCGACGGGTGGCACTTGGGACGATTGCCGCGGGAATGGCTGGATCGGCATTCGTCATTAAAGCTCTAAAGGCCAAGTATCAGACGCCGATTCCCGCCTCTCCGCGGTATGAGGAAAAGTTCGTAACGGCGTGGGCGGATAGTTTGAAGCAAATCGCCATTCCGAGCCAGAAAATCGCGGGGCCTTCCTCGTTTTCCGTCAAGTTGAATGTGCCAGAAGGGAAGGCTTACGACGTTTTCGTGCTGGATTGCAGTTTCACGGAGGGGGAAAACGTCGAAACATTGGACCCGACCGTCTTCCCCTTAGTTTTCACTAGAGGCCATGGAATAATAAAGGCCAAGCGGCTGGCGGGAAAAGATTCACTCGTGCTGTCTGCGAAAGCCGACCTTTTTGAGGCACTTGCACGAAATTGCGACCCCGCGAAGGGCCTGGACACCTCCACCGGTGAATATGTTTTTGTTCCAAAGGGCGACCGCATCGGCGATGTGATTCTGAGCGATGGCTCCACTCGTTCCTTTCCTGGCGGGAACCTGCCGCTCTGCTGCACCTATTTAGCCTCGGCTCTCTGGTACTACTTCCCGGGCGAAGCACACCTCAAGGCTGGAGCGAATTGGCAAATCCCTCCAGGCATCGATTCGGAATTTGCGCTGCCGTGCGAGGTTGTCGGTTTTGAACGAATGGCAGGTAGAGATACGGCTGTCATTTCCTGCCGTCGCGAACAGCAGGAGTTTCGGACTAGCAACAACTGTGTGTATGTGAGTGTTGCGAAGGTAAGCAGGACCCACAAAGAGGTGTTAAAGACAACGTCAAAGGAATTTAAGTCCAGGAACAGTTTTCACCTGACGGCGCACCTCGACTTGGAAACAGGGCTTCCGGTGCGTCAAGAGCTTAGATCGCGAGGAGAGCTACAGATGCCCAATTCACATGTCCACTCGGTCATGGGGTTCCATCTCAGTCGTATCTTAGACGCGTAG